CTACTCAGTTTGGCCATCAGCATATGGGTCAGGAGCCTTGGTTAAGTGCAGACGTGTTGGCGCAGCGAACTGGGGCAACAGCTCCAAGAAAAAGAAGAAGAAGTAATGGCTAACGACAGTCTCCACAAATGGTTCAGCCGCAACAACGGCAAAGGATGGATTGACTGTAATACAGGCAAGCCATGTGGCCGTAAGTCTGCCAAGAAATCTAAGCGTGGTTATCCCGCTTGCAGACCAACTCGCGCGCAATGCACGTCTGCTGCGCGAAAGAAAAAGGGTCCAGCTCGTATAAGCTGGAAGAAGGGGAAGAGGGCATGATCTGCCCTCGGTGCGGTAGCGAACACCAAGTGTTCGTCCACGGCCACACGCAGTGTGGCTTCTGTCATTTGGTAGTAGAAGAGTGCTGTCAGGGAGAAGTTTGCGAGGTTTTACCTACACCGCCTTCGCCTGACGGCGAGGCGGCGGCAGATGAACTGCCGTAAGTGTGGAAAAAAAACCACAGTCTACGATAGTAGACCCGCAAGCTACGGCATCCGACGCAGACGTAAATGTCTCTCCTGTCTTCATCGCGAGACATCAATCGAGACTTGGGAGATCGAGGTTCAGAAAACGGAAGCCCACAAACCCCAACTGGTTCCGTCTCCACACCCTGCGAAAAAGAAAACAGCAACTCAGAAGAGACAGAAAGTCTCCAGCTATCAAAATCTTGTGATGTCTGCTGAAGAAATAACAAAACTTACAGATGAAGAACTAGAAGACCTCATCATGTCTGGCTCAGTAGAGTTCGACGAGGACGAACTGTAACCAACATTTTGGTATCTTGAGGCATGGAACCAATCACCGTGCTCATGGGTAGTTTTACCGCAATCAAGGCTGGCGTTTCCGCTGGCCGTGAGATGACGTCTTTGGCTAAAGACATCGGCAAACTCTTCGATGCCATCGACGACATCCGCAACGATCACAACAAAGCCAAAGGCAATCCTCTTCGCTCTGCTAATGAGGAGGCAATGGAAACTTTCATTGCCAAGAAAAAAGCGGAAGACATAGAAAGTCAGCTACGACAGATCGTCATGGCAACACGCGGCATGAATGGCTGGCATGAGCTTCAAAAACTCCGCGCAGACATTCGACATGACCGCGCGGAGGCTGAGAAAGAGCGCAAGAAAAAACGCGCTCAATTTGTTGAGAATTTTTGGACGATAGTCCTAGTCGTCTTTGGCATCATTGTTGTCGGTGGTGTCGCCATTGGCGGTCTCTGGATCGCTCGGCAGCGCGGCATCATCTGATCTGTCTGGCACAGACGTCACCGTCTTCGTCACCCACCCACTGCTGTTCAGTGCATTACGACACAAGTCTAACGTATGGACCGCACCGTTGGGGTTCCTCACTGCATCCGTAAAGGCCATCGCCAAATCAACAATCTGGCTGTCTTGTTCAACCAAATAAACTTCTGCAACCTTTACGGTTTTCATTTCTTCTGACATCAGTGTAACTCCTGCACATATTCGTCTGGGTCATACATGTTCTCAATTTCGTCTATCATGGCCTCACGCTCGGAATGTTCGACGCCTTCGGGGTCCAGCTTTGTTCCGATCAAGTAATCGAGAACATCCTGCCGGAACTTCTTGATCCTTTTGGCTTCATCCCTTGTCATGTCGAACGCCTCTTGGCTCACTACTATATTGGACATGTTCTACACCCTTTCATAACCTCATACACTAAAAGCTGTATGATTTGCAATACGATTTAGCTGGATATGTGTCTGAAACGTGTCACAAGACACCTTATGACGTGCCGCAAGAGAAACGTCTTGCAACGACTTGTAATATCTACAAATACTTTTAGGTGTCAAAGGTGTCTTGAAGGTGTCTGCAATACCCTTACCAAGGGTATCACAGACAGTATTCAAACCGTCAGTGAGTGTCATAACCTATTGTTTCCTTTCTGTTTTTCACTAGGGTGTGTCTTGCAAAGCTGATGCCGTGTGTCTCAAATGTGTCACGCTTTTCAAGTAGGTCTACAGTAGTCTTTAGGTGTGACGGTGCGAGGTGAGCATATCGCATCACCATCGACAGCGTCGTATGCCCCAGCAAGTCTGCCACTGCTCTCAGGCTTGCGCCCTTCTGCACCAACAGGCTGGCATATGTGTGCCGACAATCATGGGGATGAAAGTCTGTGATCCCGCAGATGTCGCAAGCCTCGTTGAAGAACGGGTAGAAGTCACCCCGATCCCACTCGATGCCGGAAAGCGTAGGAAAGATCAGGCCGGAGCCTCTCTTGCCCATTGCATCCACAGCCTCTCTTGGCAACGGTATAGACCGCACCAACTTCCTCTTCTTCTTGCCCTTGAAAGAGGTCACATGGACGTTACCACGCACCACATGATCCCACTTCATACGGAACAACTCACCGATCCGCACACCAGTGTAAAACAGAACAATAACCATTGCCCTTATCTCTTCTGGCGCACTATCAATCAGCGCATCCCGCTGTTCTTCATCAAGCCAACGCACTCTGGAATCGTCGTAGACTGGCTTGACTATCTCAAGTCTTGGATATTCCAACCCATTGTTCTTCGCATGGGTAATCACTGCACTCAAAGTCTGCAATCGTCTGGCCACAGAATTAGCAGCTAGACCGCCATGATGCGCCCAAGACATAGCCTCTTCCAATGTCAGACTTGCAAACGTCTTGGACCCCAAAGCCCTGACAAGGATGTTGCCGTTCGAGACGTCTGTCTTGCCAGGTTTGGTCGGTCTGTTCAAGAAAGCGTCAACCGCAAACTCAACTGTTGTCGTATCCTTCTTCTTCGTTTCGCCTTTGTATGATCCTTCGAGAGCGAGCAACAAAATCCTTTGCAACTCATCCTCTGCCATCCGCTTCTGGCTCATGTTAAAACCAGTGCTTTTTCTGACACGAACCTTCTCACCAAACTTGCTGGTGACAGTCCCTACAATGTGCCAGCTTCCGCTGCGTGGCTTCAAAGCTAACGACATTATCTCGACTTCTCATACAAGTATGCCCAAGGACATATTGTGTTCGGGTTCTCTTCCCTCCACGCATCCCACTTGGCGTCCCAAGCCTTCGGAAGACCACCGCTCATAAGCAGGTATTCTTCTTCATCACACGCATCAAATTCCTTTTGCAGACGCAAAATAATCTGGGTTCTCGTGTTTGCCCCTACCTTCTTGGCCACGCCACGGACGTGAACCTTGGCGGTGTTGAGCGTAATGCCCATCCGTTCGCTGATCTCTTGATTGCTTCGTCCACCAAGCAACATCTGCAATGCTACATGCTGTTTGGTTGTAAGCGTCTCCAGCTTTCCGTGATCTTTTACTTCGGAAACTTCTGCTGCAACACTTCTCACTGCTTGATTATTCCCAAACGCTAAATGGGTGAGCAAGTTATCTAACTTCAACTCAATCCTATCCAACTGTGCGTTCATCTTAACTTCTCCTATGCTCCTCGTATCGTCGTCGTCATCATATGACATGAATGTCCCTTCAAACTGGACAGGCGGTGCCGTTGCCCAGTCATTGTCTTGATTAATATGATCTCGGAGTATAAGTGGAGGCGCGTTAATCAAATCATCTGCCCATCGCACTCTTTGGAACAGACTACTCACCTGTTTAGCTACATATAAGCTGCCTCCACACATTTCTTGATATCCAAAAATCATAACAACACCTCGCTTATCTTTGTCCTAACTCGGACATTGTTTACCCGTGGCGTGAAGCACACGCTTTGTTTGCCATCGGGATATGGTGCTGTCGGGGAGGATTGAACTCCCGACCTCGTCCTTACCAAGGACGCGCTCTACCACTGAGCTACGACAGCTATACAGAGGGTGTATCATGTACAATACATAATGTCTAGCATATAATACACAAGTTAGATTACTAACTAGAAAAGTTGTTTCACGCTCGCGTCTAGGTCTTTGAAGCTGTCGTGACGTGCAATTACGGTCCCAACGATCATTGCTTCATCGCCGTTGTTCTCGACCACCGATGCGCCACCCCCATCGTTGCGGCACAAGATGTAGTGTTTTGGGTCACGCCAAGCCACAATATAGTATCCATTGTCTGGAACTTCCGTCGCCACGTCCTTCACCCAGTTGCCTTCGATCCGCATAACCGCTTTTTTCGTCGGGTCATACCCAGTCACAGACTTTGCCCACGTCTTCCCAGACCTCGGAGACCAGCCGCCACGCTTCTTTTTGGCTGACACCTTTGGTTTGCTTTCGATGTCTGCCTCACTAACCAGCCCATCTTTCACTGCCAGCGCACTCAACTCGAACATCAAGTCCTTCTTCTCCTCCATGTTCATAGCCCGATACATATTCACAACCATCTCAACTGCACTCATCACACACCTCCTACGACGTGACCGCCCCATTGCTTGGCCATTGCGTCTGCAATGCCTTCATAAAACTTGCTTCTAATCTTCCACCGATCCTTGCTCGGCGGCGTCTTGTGACACTCGTCTCTGGCTGTCTTCCCATCCAACGTGCCAGTTGCAACCAGCTTCGGAAGGTTCCTCAACCACAGACATGTCCGCTTCTTCACGTTGTCTGCACCAGCTTCATCAACACCAAACTCCCACGGCTGCACACTCTGGCTGTGCGGCTCGAAGTTCCGTATCCTCTCCTTGGCATGGCGGTGCATCACTGGGTTCTCCACCGCTACATGAGGTACGTCTGCGTTCCACAAGTCTGAGAACAAGTTTGCGCCCTCGTCCAGCTCACGCCACATTTCCTCAAGGCTCCGCCCAGGTGGCGGCTTGCTCAACCACCGCACTCCGCTGTTACACAGACGCGTACAAGGCGGGTGTGCAATCACAAGCAAGTCAAATACCTCAACCGCGAGCACTTCACGCACGTCTGCAACGATGTGCCGATTGCTCGGCACATCGCTTGGCAAGACATCGCAACTCCACGCATCATGCCCTTCACGCAAAAACGCCTGACGCACAACGCCAGACGTTTCGCAACCAACCAATACTCTGGCCATCACACACCTCCTACATAAATAGCCTTCCGGCCTTTCACATACTCACTCAACGGCACAACAAACCCAGACGGCTCTTCGTCTGGCTCCATACCGCTCTCGATTTGATTGCGTCTCAAGTCTGCAAAGACATCATCAATCTCTGCTTGTGCCTCTGCCTCAGTCGCAAAGACTTCGGGGGAGCCACTCGACTCCCCCCACGCTTGCCACCCCTCACACAGGGTGTCGATTACAACTACATAAGCCATCACTCGTCCTCCCTAAAAAATTACTTCGTTCAGCTTGTCTGTCAGCTTTTCGCTGTCATGGATCAGTGGCGCAAAATCGAATGGGTGTTCGCGAACCGCACCGTTTGGCAAGACGCAGTACAAAGTCCACTTGCCTCCATCGTTGCTGATCTTCCACTCGGTTTTCTTGTCGCCTTGATACACGGACAACAATCCCTGTCTGCTTTGCTTGACTGTGTAAGACATCACTTCACTCCCTTCGTCAGTAGTTTGTACTCATGCTCAATCACACCGAGCGCAGCGTTACCCACAACCTGCTCGGCAATCCAACGCTCGGTCACACGACCATCCTTGTGGTGGTACAGACGCCAATGCCCACGTCTGACGTGCTGTCTCTTCGGACCACCGCCACCCTTGAACATCCGCTCGTACCGCTTCACACCCCTTGGCTTGGGCAGATCAATCTCCAAGACGCGCACCTCATTGCGAGGCACACGTCTGCCGTAAAGCACACGGTCAACGCCTTTGGCTAATTCCCTTTCGACAACGATGTGCGGATAGTTCATCAGAGCAAACACAGCGATCAGAAACCGCATGTCACCGCCATGCAATTTCAGATGACCCAGCCAAGCCTTCGTCGTCTCTACCAATGGTTGGTCGGTAATCATCCCAGCACACTCGTGAATACCCATGCCAAGATGGCTAGAAAACTCACTCACTGCGCGTCTGTTCTTGCCTTGCCACCGACCAGCATCGCTTGCTGTTTTACCAAGCCAATACTCTATGTAAGACTCGCCAAGAAACGCTTGAGCCATCGCCATCTGCTGCTTGGCGAACTCTTCTTTCGAGACCGTATCAATATGGTTGGCACTGTTGCGCTGCGCCCACTCCTGATCCAGCTTGTTGTCTTGTTGCATGTAGATACCAGCAACTTCGACAAACAACTTGCCCCCAGCAGACGCGTATTGCATGTAGCAAGGAGTTGGCTCGTCTGGGAATAGGTTGTGCTCGATGTGATAGCCAACCTTGTCTGCTTCCTTCCCCTGACTGGCCGTAATCCCAAGTCTGGCGTAGGCATCAACCAGCAACTGGGTCCGCTTCTTCTCATTCCATTCAATCCACAAGTTCTCGAATGGCGGCTTGGCTACATAAAACATATCCATCAGCACACTTGGCGGTGACATGCTCGCAAGCACCGCATGTTCCAACAGACTGTCTGCGACCATGATCTTGGTGGCCCCCAACAACTGGGAGCGCACACTATTTCTGGCATAGTCAGACTGCTTACCTTTCACATACCTGTTGAAGGCACGTTTAGGCTCAGTCAAAGAGAGCAAGACCTCGTTGAAAAAGTCTTGCTCCTCGTAAGCACCCAAGGCTGTGATGTCTGCCATCAGCATTTCCTTTCCAAATATGAAATCAGGAGAAGCACACGGTCATACGCACTCAACTGCGTCTCAAAACCATCGACCATGTAGTTGTCCTTGTGTTCATCAGGCATGACCTCAAGCTGGTGCTTGAGGTCATAGGCGAGGGTCAGTTCTTCAATCATTGGCGTCCTCCCATTCATCCTTGGGCATGATGGATGTCTCGCCATCACAGTCGTGACACCACTTGTCCACGCCGCCCTCTTCATCGCCGTCGAACCAGCACCCCTGCCAGTTCGCCCAGAATTTGTTGGTGTGCCAACGCTCACCGCCACACTTCACACAGACGTGCGGCTCTTTCTCGAAGACCCAAAGTGGTTCAGTCATCGTCACTCTCCGCCTCTACGAGGATTTCGCCGAACATTTCGGGGCTGATGGTCAGGGTGATTTCGATGTCAGGATCGTATCTTGACGAGAAGCAAACGCAGACCTCTGGATAATCGTCGCTGTAGTCGAGGATTTGGAAACCCGTTGCCTGTTCGTCGACGTGAAATGTCATACTCATCACTCACCTCCCTTCACAGCAACGAAGCGACGGCGACCAGACAGATCAATGTGAGCCATGCGCGTCTGTATGAACTCACCGAGCAACTTCCTCAGCTCCTTGTTATCACTGGCTCCGTGCCGATACACAAAGCCAGCACCCTCCATCACGTCTGCCATGTAGCGGCTGACCTCCATGACCATCTCGTCATACAAGTCTGGCTCGAACACTGCGTCTGTCTGCTCAAGCACTGGCATCTTGGCCAGCACACTCAGCTTCACATCCAGCACAGGACGCACCGCAGAAGACGGTGTTTGCGCTGACTTGAACTGCTTGATATACTGCTCGCGTGAGGTTGATGGTTTGGGCGTGTACGTCTTGGCCTTCGACTTGGAAGCAGGCGCACGTTTCGCTGTGGTTGGTTGAACGTGCGTCTGTTTCCTGTCCAGAAATGCCGGAATGTCTGGCACTTCGCTCTTCGTCTTCACGCCATAGTCTTCCAAGGACTTGTTTGTGATCGAGTCCACGATCTTCTTTGCATCTGACATACTTATCTCCTATGCAGCATGGGTTGTCTTGGTACGAAAGAACCCCTCGTGTTCGGGGTTCTTGAAGTGAAAGTATCGGGCGTAGTACGCCCGATGATTGTTTGAGAGTTTGAACTCACCGCCAGTCTCAATCTCCGTGTGCCACCTGATGCGCTCGAAGATTGCGTTGGCCGAATAGTTCGAGTAGCCACGCTCGATGACATCGAACGTGAACTGCTCGAACAACTCGTAGACGTGAGGGTTCTCATTGTGGAACTCCCACCACTTGCGCTTGAGTCCGTCACTCATACGAGCCACCCGAACCAACGCTTCCAGAACGATGGCGTCTCCACCGCCACTGGCTGTGCCACTGGCACGTCTGGCTTGACCTTCGGCGGACGACCACGACGCTTACCGTTGGCTGTCAGCGTTGGTGTCTTGACCACCGTCAGCTTTGCTTTTGGCGGACGACCTAGACGCTTGCCATTTTTGGACAGGGTTGGCTTCTTTGCTGTTGAACTCATATTCAACCTCCATACATATGCGACGCACCGCGTCGCGGTTGGTGGAACGAACACCTCGTTCCTTCACACGGCGACCCACAGCAATCCAAAAGCTGTAGTGCCACCCTCTCTGTGGCCACAGTCCACGCCAATGCGTATGAACCGTGACCGACTTGGGTCTGGTTGGCCGCCGCACTCACGAGGCCAACAACTTCGAGTTATCAATCTGGAAACGCTCACCGAGCAGGATGCGGCTCAGTTGATCCATCGCCGCGCCAGCCAAGTCCTCTACGCTGCTCACCACCACATACTTGGGATAGAACTGCTCGACAGAATTGTCTGCGATACCGATGCCGACGACGTCTGTGCCGTCCTTCTCGATGCGGTCAACGACCTTACGCAACTGCTTGTCTTGCGCTTCGGGGTCTGCATACATGCCGCGATTGCAAGCAGGACTGCCGTCGCTCAGTGTCATAAACACACGACGTCTCTCTGGCCTCGCCTTCAGACGCTCATACGCATACTGCACAGCCTCGGCATCCGAGTTGTTGCCGCCAGCGCAATCCTCAATGCTGGCAATCGCACCCTTGGCCTCGAACAGACGCTCCTCGAATGTCTTGAACATCCACATGTCAAGCGGCTCCATACGATTGTAGTGGCCTCCGTATGGGTCCGTGATAGGTGGGTACACAGTGCCACGGCAGTTGCTGAAGCCGAGTATCTCGTATGTGATACCAGTCCGATCAATCGCCTCGGCAATGGCAATCGCACACTGCATCGCAATTCCAACTTTGACGCGACGCATCGAACCAGACAGGTCAACCAGCATGGTGAACGCAGTGTCCATCTCAGCACGGTCATCACGCTGCTTGAACACATTGGGATTGCCGTTGAACGCACCCACCAGACGCCGACTGTCGAGCCGACCATCCTCTCGTCCGTAGTCCCAGTCCCTTGCCATCTTGGCTGACAACGCACGTTCCAGCTTGCGCCGCATGACGTTGACCTCGCCAGTCATGGCGGAAAGCTGGTTGTTATACGACTTGGCTGTCTTTGTTCTCAGCTTGCGCGAGAAGCGCGTCTTGCCAGTGCGGTGATGCCACTCGTCATTTGCGGTAGTGTAAGGTCTGTAGCTACCATGCGTACCAGACGCACTCGATCTGGCCTCGGCGATCTCCTTGCGGACAATCGTACCGACATCGAAGTTGTCATAGACATCCTCGAACTCACCGACACCAGTGACCTCATCGCTACCCTGACGCTCGCGACCACCTTCGCCACCGTCAAAGCTGTTTACTCCAGCTCCCCCGTGATCGTCACCTTCATCTCCGCTGGGTTTATCCCCATCACCTTCATCGCCTCGATCATCGCCAGAGCCAGCAGTTTCTTCTTCTCCTCGCTCGTCGTCACCAGCACCACTTCCAGTTCCGTGTCTGACGTCATCGCCGTCGCCACTATCCCCTTTACAGCGGCCTCCTTCAGTCTCTTCCTCTTCTTCTGGGTCGCGATAGTCTCCATCTCGTATCTCCTTCTCAACAATCTTGGCTAGGGTGATGACGTCTGCGGTGTCCTTGCATCCGTCCAGTGAAGCAATCCACTTGGGCAACTGCCGCTGTATGTCTTCGGGCAGCATGTCGATGCACTCTTGGCTCAGACCGCCGTAGTCCCTGCGGCCCTCCCATGTCAGTGCAACTGCGGTGATGAACTTGTCATCGCCCAGACGTGGATCGTCTGGCTTGATGCTGTTCAAGAACTCCTTGTTGACCGCAGTCGACACGGCCTTGAGGTTCTCGGCTGCACCTGGGTACTCGTCGATGACACGACGCTCCAGCCAGACGTCTTCCAATGCGTTGTGGACCCCGCGCAGCAGCTTGTTGTCACCGCACTCCTCCGCAAACGTCTTGAGCGCACGGAAGTCTGTGTGCCTGACATGCCCAGCTTCGTGGTCAACGTAACCGCGCATGATGTCTTGCTCTTTGTCACTCACGTCAGCGTTGTGATCCAACGTGGGCAGGATGATGGTGGAGCCGTCAGTCGCGGCTCCATCACCTTGGAACACGACATTGATGTCGTGCTTGCGTCCGAAGACGCTCGAAGTCTTGCCAATCTCGTGGCTGAAAAGATGTCCTTTCATGTTCGTCTCCCTATTTCAGAACTCGGTTGCCGATGCCCTTGAGCACCGCTTTGTCTTGCGTGGTACACGCATTGAGAATGGTCATGTCGAACGCCATGTCGATTGCCTTGGTCTCGTCACCAACCATGTCTGTGAACGCCACAATCGCTTGGGCGAACGCCATGAAGTTGCGTGGCGAGATAGGCTGTAAGACCTTGGCGTTCGTGAACGCTTCAAGATGCTCGGTGATGTACTTGCCCACCTTGTCAAGCGTGTCTGCCTTCAGCTTGTGCTGGCTCTCAATCAGCTTGCGACGCTCGGTGGACGTCATGTATGGGACATGCACGAACGTCTTGAACCTGTTGAGAAACGCTTGCGATTGGACCCTCGCACCCTGATACATGCCGAACTCATCGCCTTGGCCAACGGTGTTGGCTGTAGCGAAGGCGCGGAACATCGGGTGTGGCTTGATGAGACGGCCACCATCCTCTGTCAGCAACAGGCCGTTGCCCTCCAGAGCACGTTGCATCACATAGCTGACGTCAGCCCGAATGAAGTCGCACTCGTCAAAGCAAGCAATGCACGGTGTCTGCAACATCTGCGGCAGAATACCCTCAACGAACGTAGATGCAGTCGCACCGCCATCGTTCACGAGTGTGTCACGACCCAGCAAGTCAGCGCGGCTGATCTCGCTGTCGAAGTTGACACGCAAGAACGGAAAGCAAGTGAAGGCGGCAACCTGTTCGAGCAGGGTGGTCTTGCCACAGCCTGTGTGACCGTGAAGCCACTGCGGCTGGTTGGTAACGATGGAGTACAGAACCATCGTCAACTGGTCCTTGCGGAAGATGTAGCTGTCATCACGCGTTGGCACGAGAGGATGCGGTGCGTCCCACTCCCACACAGGTATCTTGAACTCCAAGCCCTTGCGCTTGATACCAGTGAAGCCAAAGACATCAGCCGCAACCTTGAGCCTGACCTTGCCAGACGGATACGCACCAGACGCAGCCGCTGGAGCAGATGCAGATGCCATCATCGAAGCCTCTGCCTCCGCCTTGGCTTGCGCCTCGGCAATCTTCTCAGACGCGCCGTTGATCTCCTCGATCAGCGTAGCAATCGGTGGCAGCTTGGCGTTCTTGAGTGCGAGGTCAATGAGCGAAGACTCCGCACCTGCTGGCACTGTGTACTTGGTTGCCGTAGGCTCTGCTTTCGGTTTTGGCGCGGCATCGTCGAACTGCAACTCGGTCATCGCGATGGCATTTTTGACACGCTCTGGCAACTCCGAGTACGCAGAAATCTCAAATGCACCACGCAGTCCGACCATGTTCTGAGCCGCATCACACTTGCCATTCCACTCTTCAATCGAGTGATATTTACGCATGGCTGAGAAAGCATCGTCCGAGGATACCCCGCACCGCTCGACAACGTGGTCGTGTATGTCGATGATGTCCTGCAAGCCGAATGTCTCTGGCGCATAAGCAACGGTTGGCAAGAACTCGGCATCACCCATGACGGCGGCGTTGTTGGCGGCCACCATCTCGGATGTGAGTTTGTTCGGACGCCCGAACGCATAGCCAGACTTGCTTGTGGGCGAGGCTGTGCCGTCAGTGGCTGGGCTGCGAATTGCCTCAGTCACCTCATTCCACTTGACTGAACCCATGCAAAGAGCCGTCAGCGTGTCGAGGTCGAGCGCATCACGAATAGCAGACCACGTTGGCCTAACCTTCATCTGATGTGGCTCGTCACCGCAGATGGGTGAGCGTTCGATAAGCGCAGCTAGGTTTGTGAGCCGTGCTTTAACCTCAAGTATCGGCGAGACCAGCTTGCGAAGCTCGGCTCGTGTGGCGGAATAGCCTCCGAGGCCGTATGCCTTGCGGAGGTCGTCTGTGGTTGGTTTAGTCATGTCTGGCAATCTCCTTGTCCAGTGTGAGGTTGACGAGGTCAGACACCTTTGGTTGTGTATAACCTCTTAGACAACGCATAGTCAACAACTTACGGTGTGTAAGGTGTCTGCGTATGCGTGAATTGGGTAAAGAAAAACGCCGCTGACGTTGCCGTCTGCGGCGTCTGGCTTGATTTGATTTGGTCATGGCTGTTGTCGTTGCCCTCCTGCGTTGAATGTGAAACGAGACATAGCAAGACCAAGTCGTTCAGCAATTTGCCGAACAACTGGTCTCACCATTAAAGTTCCTTAAACCGTGGCCGTGTGTGGGGCTTCTGGTTCCTCGCACGACGTGATTGGTTCTTCGTCGTCATCGCACACGACGTCCCAAATCTCGAAACTGGAATCGTCGTATCCCCAGCCGCCCTTTTCGGGTTCGGTGACGGTCATCTCGTGGTCGCCCAGCTCTTTGGCTTCGTGCTCGTCCGCCGCCCAGAACTCCTTTTGGTACTCGGTTGTCATGGTCGCGAACACGGTGAACCGCTTGCACTTGACGACACGCAGTTCGAGCGATGGATCATCTTTGATCGCCTCGGCCATCTCGGCATTGGCTTCGGCCTCGGTGTCGAACATGCACGGGCGTCTGACGTTGTCGTCTCCTGTGACGCCCCAGACGTTGAGCCAGTCGTTGAACTCGGTGAGTGTTTGAACTACATACATGAGCGTAGTCTCCTTTACTTGTGGTTGAGAAGGTTGCAGATGCGTGTGGCTTCTGCGTGTGAACGGCAACGCTCCACGATGTGGCCAGACACAACGTGCCTGACCCCATATCCGCGTGTGAGGTTGATGACGTGGTAGGTGTTGCCCATTACCACAACCACTCGGTGATGATCGTGGCCATGCTGATGCACTCACCCATCTGCCATGTGTAGGCGTCTGAGTAGATGCGCGAGCCACATTGGCTCAACCAGTTTACAGCCATGAACATCATCAGGATGTAGAAGCAGATGAACCCGACTGCGATGGAAAAGACCTTCGCCATCGTGCGAGGCCACGGCGTCGTGTAAACTGGCGCGTTGTAGCGGTATCGTGTGCGTCTCATGTGAAATCTCCTGTTTTCAGACACAAAAAAACCCCCACAGGCTCGCGCCTGTGAGGGTGATAGGTCGTCCCGAAGGGACTAGGCGTTGCGCTTGCCGACATACGCGTTCAGGAACGCGGCGAGCGCGGTGTCATCGAGGCCGTCGAGTGCGGCTGCGAGCGCATCCATCGCGCCAGTCTCGGCCTGCTTGGCAGGCTTCGCCTTGGCCTTGGGCTTGGAAGCCTTCGGCTTTGGCGCAGGAGCGTCCTCGAACTTGGCCAACGCGGCCTTGCGTCCGGCTGCGTCCGTGGCTGCGCGGTACTCGATGCGCGCGGTGTCCTTGGCCACGATGGCGTTGTGCAAGCGTTCCCAGCGGACGCGAGTCGAAGACTCGGCCTTCGCGGCGATGTACTTGGCCAGCTTCGCTTTCGCGGGTGCGGACTTGGCGTCGAGGTAGGCTTGTGCAGCTTCGCTGCATGTGAGGTTGGTTGAGTTTGCCATGATTGGCCTCCTGTGTGAGCGTGGGTGAAACCCTGCGCTCGCGCTCACGGCGAGGCAGGTCGGAGAGCAGTTTTGCTGTCCACCCATAAAGTTCCTTCGGAGTGCGCCCCTGTGTGTGTACGCGAGGACGACCCGACAAATGCTGTGCTGGTAAGTTTTTGGAATGATTGGAACGACCTGCCGAAAGGCATTGTGTGGCCGCACGGAAGGTGTCACACGCAAACGTGCAAGGTGTGATGCGCTACATGCGAGGCAAAATCCCCTTTTCAAGGGTGCTGAAACCGAGCAAAAACAGCGACTTAGCGATGACCAAGGCGCGTATGTGTCACAGACGCAGGATCACACACGGGGGGGCGGGGGTCATGCCGCCGGAGGGTCGCGCGTCGGGTGAGTCACCTCCCCACCCCCGCGAGTAATCGGAGCAAATTTTGGAAACGTCCAAAGGAAGAGTGGAAATAAAGTGCAAGGTCTGCGGAAAAATCTTTGAAACCAAAAAGTTTCACGAAGAAAGACGCAGGTTTTGCTCCATGTCGTGCAGAAAAGCAGACAAACAGGTGAGAAACATGACGGCCATAGCCAAAAAAGCAGACGAAACCAGACTAACCCCGCAGCAATCGTCACAGATACGCGGACAAATCGCCAATTACGTCACAGACCAGATCAATCTGGCCCATGCCGTAGTCACTGGCTCGGTAGACTGGAACCCGACCCAAGCTCGCGTCTTCGGGATGCTCCTGAACAAGGTAGTCCCAGACCTGAACGCCAGTTTTCACCAGCACGAGCACGAAGTTAAGCAGCTCACAGACTTATCGCGCTCCGAACTGGAGGCCATCGCCCAGGGCGTGGCCTCCATAGACGTCGAGTCCCAAGAAGACGAGGCAGAACAAGCCGGAAAGATGGCTTACGGCAACATCATCATCGAGGAGAACCCATCCTATGACAGTAACCAATAAACAGAAGGACGCTCTGCCCGCAGACCTCACGCTGCACGAACTTGGCAAGGCAATGTCGCAAGTCGACCTCTCTAACGTCTCTCCACACCAGCGCGAAAAAGCAATCTTCGACCACTTTACCCGCATCATGGGCGACACACTCGTCGACAAAGACAAGGCCCGCGAAGTCAAAGCCAGCAGAAAGCTCCGTCAACAGCTATGGGGGTAATGTCCCAATCACAGGTCGCCAAGTACGTCATCAAGCTGCGCGACGCCCAAGACTCGTTCCTTGGCTTCGTCAAGCTGCACTATCCTGACTGGACGCTTGCAGACTTCCAGCTCGAACTCATCGACGCCCTAGACAAACTGGAGCGCGACCAGCTCGGCACAAACAATCTTCTAATCACCATGCCACCACGCCACGCCAAATCCACCTTTGGCACAGTTCTGTTCCCCAGCTACTACATGGCCCGCAATCCAAACCGCTACGCCATGTCTTGCTCATACAACTCCCAACTTGCCACAGACTTTGGCCGTCAAATCCGCACAGTCGTCGAAGAAAAGTGCATGACCCAAGCCTTCCCAGACTTTGGCCTTTCCAAAGACAGCCGTGCCGTCGACGTCTGGCGCACAGACCAAGGCGGTGCATACTTCGCAGTCGGCGTGGGCGGCACAACATCTGGTCGCCCAGCCAACCTCCTCATCGTCGACGATCCCATCAAGTCACGCGAAGACGCGGAGTCCATGACCCAGCGCAACAAGACATGGAACTACTACACCTCCGCACTCTCTACCCGCCTACAGCCAGAGGGCAACCAATCCCCGCCCAAACAAATCATCATCCTCACACGCTGGCATCCAGACGACCTTGCTGGCCGCCTTATGGAAAGCCCAGACTGGAAAGAGGGTCTCTGGTCACACGTCAACTTCTCAGCAATCAAAAAGGTCCACGGCCACAAGATCAGCCGCCGTGACCTACCCAAAGACCACCCCCAATACCTAGACTCCGGCGAACTCCACAAAGTTTCCCCCGCCCAACGCAAAATCCTGTCCGAAGAAGAAGCCCCACTCTGGCCCGAACGCTTCCCGCTCGACGAACTAAAACGCCGCGAACGCCTAAACCCACGAGAGTTCGCATCCCTCTACCAACAACAACCCTATGTCGAGGGCGGTAACATCATCAAAACAGAATGGTGGCGCAAATACCCAGCCGACCTCTCCCCCGAAAACTTCGTGACCCTCGTCATCGGCGTCGACACAGCCTTCAAGAAAACAGAAACCGCCGACTACTCAGTCGCAGTCGTCGCTGGCATGGACAAGAACGGCGACATCTACATCGTCGACATCATGCGCGGCAAGTACGACTTCCCCGAACTCAAGCAACGCCTCATTCGGCTCAACACCAAGTGGCGCGGCAAAGGCTTACGAGCCATGTACATCGAGGACAAGGCATCTGGCCAATCGCTCCTCCAAGAACTCAAGCGCGAGTCTGGCATGTCCCTGATCCCCTACAAGGTCGTCCACGACAAGGTCGCCCGTGTCAACGCGATCCTCCCTCTTATCGAGGGAGGCCGCGTCTTCATTCCCGAACAATCACAATGGCTCGACGAGTTCATTGACGAAGCAGTCTCGTTCCCATCTGGACGACACGACGACCAAGTGGACGCTATGACAATAGCAGTCGACGTTCTCTCCAGAACATCAATCTCACCCGAAGCATGGATGCTTCATACAGACACATCACAATCGCTCAACAACATAGAAACCAAAACATTCGGCAAGTCTCTCAGAGAAGCCTTCAACAAGTCTGCACCCAAGTGGAGCGGCTGGGGCATGTGAGGACGACCACTCAACCTAACGAAGGTATCTTTCCACTATGAGTGTAACAGGCCCAAATTATCGCACCGCGCAGTACGGAGCATCTCTCAACGAAGGTGTGGTCGTCGACCTTTCCGAGTACGCAGAGCGTCTCGTAAACTACGAAGACATCTCGCACCTTCTCAACGAAGATCAGGAACGCCGCATCGTCGACTACGTCAAGTCGATGGTCGATATGTCCTACTACAAAATCCGTGGCCGCTACGACCACTGGAAAGAAGCTGACCGCGCACACGACGTCTACGTCCCAGCAGGCACCACAGACTTCCGCGAAAAGGCAGTCATCGCAGACACCCGCGCAATCGCAGACACAGTCCTCACCTACCTCATGGCCGCACTCGGTGGCCGCAACCCGATGTTCCAACTCGAAGGACTCAACCGAAAATCGCGCAACGCCTCGATGATCCTTGAACGTGTCCTCCACCAACAGATGCGCCGCACAGCAGGCGAAGCTCGCCTTGCACAACTCCTCCTAGACAGCATCCGCTACGGCTTCGCACCAACCAAAGTCGTCTGGGACGGCAAATCAAACCAGAACCAGATCGTCAACTTCGATCCACGCCGCTGCTTCCCTGACCCCCGCGTCAACTTCGGTGACTGGGAAAACATGCAGTACATAGCCTTCGCAGACTATGTCTCCTTCAACTCACTTCTCTACTCTGGCCTATACCCCAAGCTCCGCATGTTCCCAGCCCTGCGCCACAAGGTCAGTCCTCCGCGCAACTCGTGGAGCGCACACCACTTTCACAAAGAAGATTTGCGCGGCCTCTCAATCGACCCAGCAACCGCGCACCAGCGCGAACGATCAGACCACGCCTACTTCACGCTTGGCGATGCACGGGTTGTCGACGAAGCATGGGTCCGTCTATCAGGCCACGAGATCGGCATACCAACCATCGACCAGATATATCTCTGCGTCACGATCCTCGACGAGAACGTAGTCATCCGCTTTCAACTCAACCCTTACGGCCAGCAAATGCCAGCCGTCATCGGCGGTCTCTACCAAGACGCACACAAGACATACGGTCAATCACTCTACGACCTCATCCTGCCGATGCACGACATCGCCACCTATCTGATGCGTTCACGCATCGACAACATCTCGGCAGCCCTCAACAACCTTATCTTCGTAGACCCAACGCAAGTCTCCGTACCAGACCTCATCGACAGGAACCCATACGGCGTTGTCCGCACACTCCCTGGCTCGAAACCAGGCGACGGCGTCTTTATCGCACAAGTCCCAGACGTAACGCGCGGCCACTTCCAAGACATCTCAGCAATGTCAGAACTCAAACAGCGCGTTTCAGCAGCCTCAGACGCACAACAAGGTATGCCAACCGCAGGCGGCGTTCGCACAGCCACAGAAGTCCAACGCCTTTCACAACTCGGATCACAACGTCTTGGCGTCCTATCCCGTGTCCTCTCCGCCACAACCATCCGCCCGATGGTCCGCATGATGGTCGCCAACATCCAAGACAGCCTATCCATGCAAGGCTCAATAAACATCGACGGCCAGAACATGCCCAACCAACTCAGCAGCATGGTCGAAGACGGATACCTCGATTACGACGTCAGCAAAGACCTGCAAGGCGACATCGACTACCTCGTCATCGACGGCACACTCCCCCTAGAACCAACGCGCAACGCTGAAACATGGATGAACATGCTTCAGATCATGCAGAACACTGGCCTCAACATGGAGTACAACGCTGGCCAGATCGCCGAAGAGGCCATCCGCGCAATGGGCATCACCGACCTAGATCGTTTCCGCGTCAACCAGAAAGACATGGCACAGAACGGTCCATCGCCATCCCAGCAACTCGCCATCATGGAAAAAATGCGTGGCGCATCCGTCCAACCAGCCGAGCAAGTAGGCCGCGAAGTGGAGAAGGGCAACCTTATCCCAATGAGCGAAGCGAGGAGTGCAAATGGATAAGCAACAAGTCCTAGCCGGAAACATTGACGGCAAGATCGTCGACTACGTCGAGGAAGTCATGCGTGTTCACAACATCGAAACCACCGCCAGAGAAACAGAAATTCTGGCTCGCGTCACAGCAGTCAACGATCACATCCAGCTCCTGTCAGAACAACTCAAAGAACTGAAAACTCAAATGACGGAGTCCACTTCGGACGACAAGTACGCTCTTACCAAGGCAAAATTGATCCGAATGATGAAAGACATGGGGTACTACGACTGATGGCAAAGACCCAACCAACAGGAGAACAGATACGCTTTCGCTCTGCTAACACGGGCGAGCATGTTCTTGACACATATCTTGAGTCCGCAGAAATCGGGGGCCGCAATCTCACAGACTTGCTCGATGATCTCTTTGATCCATCAAACAACGGCACATTCCGCGCAAGCAACTTCGAGTTCCGTTTCGACCCCGCCACAGACAAGCTACAGTTCCGTGTTGGCCAATTTGCGTCTGCCACGGCTGGCTTCACAGACCTCACCACATTCTTCAGCATCGAAGGCACGTTCAGCACCAGCACAACCTACAACAACTTCGATGTCGTCACCCTCTCGAACAAGGATGTTTACATTGTACATGGTCTCTCCAGCGGCACGACTTTCTCGTCTGAATCCAACTTCATCTCTAGCGCGAACACAGAGAAGCTCGTCGATGTATCGGGCGCACAAGACTGGGCCTCAAAGGTCAACGGCATCGTCGACTCCACAGACTACTCATCAAAAGCCTACGCCATCGGTGGAACAGGAGTAGACACAGGGTCAGGTTCCGCAAAAGACTGGGCCATCAAAACATCCGGCACAGTCGGCAACACCAGCGAAAACTCTGCCAAGTACCACGCCACCGCCGCCGCCTCATCTGCCTCAACTGCCACCACACAAGCCAATTTAGCAACCACAAATGGCGCGGCTCAAGTAACTCTGGCGACTGCCCAAGTCGCGCTGGCAACAACCCAAGCCAACAACTCGGCATCAAGTGCCAGCTCATCGTCGACATCAGCAACAAATAGCGCAAATTCTGCGTCTGCGGCCTCGACTTCAGAGACAAATGCGGCCGCGTCTGCGGCCACAGCAACCACCCAAGCTGGCCTAGCGACCAGCAATGGAGCCGCTCAGGTTGCTTTGGCGACGACCCAAGCCAACAATGCGGCGTCATCAGCCACAGCGGCATCAAATTCGCAGACAGCCGCAGCAGCATCAGCCGCATCAGCCGCAAACAGCTATGACTCCTTTGACGACAGATACCTCGGAGCCGCCAGTAGCAACCCCTCGCAGGACAATGACGGAAACTCGCTGGTTGCTGGCGCATTATATTTTAATAGCACCGCAAACGAAATGCGTGTCTTTGATGGCGGGAACTGGATTGCAGCCTCGTCTGCTGGCACTGCCAGCCTACTAATCTACAAGTACACAGCGTCATCAAACCAGACCAGCTTCGGTGGATCAGACGACGCATCAAACACACTCAGCTATACCGTAGACAATCTCATCGTCACATTAAACGGCGTGGTCCTCGAAGTTGGCACAGACGTAACAGCAACAAACGGCACAACAGTCGTCTTGGCGTCTGGCGCAGCAGCCAACGATGAACTCAACATCTACGCCTTCAAGTCATTTACCACCGCAGACATGGTCAGCAAGACCAACGGTGGAGCCTTTGTCGGCAACGTAGACTTTGGGGCAGGGGTGGATGTCACAGGCAATATCACTGTCACAGGCACTGTTGATGGACGGGATGTAGCAGCAGACGGCACAAAACTGGATGGAATTGCATCTAGTGCAACCGCAAACCCGAACGCAATTAACAACGTAGTCGAAGACACTTCGCCGCAGCTTGGAGGCAACTTTGACCTAAATAACAACGACATCACTGGCACTGGCCAGATTGATATAAGTCACGATGGCGGCACTGGAACTGTCACTGCCACAAATACTACTGGGCCGCAATTTCAGGCAAAATATAGTGCTAATCAGTGGCTTGCTTTAGATCAGTCGGGTGCTGCTTCTTATATAAAATCCCGTCATAACTCAGGTGATGGAGAAATAGTTTTACAAGGTGGGTATACGTCTAAAACCAGAATGATAGTGCGCACTAACGGTGACATTGACTTTTACAACACAGACGGCACTACAAAAAAGATGGAGTGGGATGCTACGGCAAACGCACTGGAGTTTGAAGATGATGCCAAGGCCGTGTTTGGTGCGGGTTCTGACTTGCAGATTTATCACGATAGTGCAAACAGCTACATTCAAGACACAGGCACAGGTGACTTAATCATTACAAGTGGCGTTCATCGTGTTCGCACAGACCAGTTTCAGTTAAATAATGCAGCTAATAACGCGGCACTTATCACTGCTGCAAATGGTGGTGAAGCCAAACTGTTTCACAACGGGTCAGCTAAGATTTATAGCCAAAGCCACGGCGCAAGAATAGACGGCGGCCTTAGGTTTGCGTCATCTGGCGCAGCAAGCGATACATCTAATCCATACATCTTTAGAACAAGTGGTGCAGACAGTATGGCGTTCGCCACGGGGTCGGCTGAACGTATGCGCCTGACTAGTGCGGGTCGCTTAGGGATTTCAACTAGCAATCCTCTGTCAGCCCTTCACGTTGCTGGTGGTGTAGACGCAAGCCCTGCTGCTGCTGGTTTTCACGCAGGAATGTCAGGAAATTATGCAGCTATTGAAATGGCTGGTAGTGATGGTGGCTTCATAGATTTCCAAGATGCGACAGATGGCAATGACCACGCTGGCAGGATTATCTACGCACACTCAGACGACACTATGAAATTCTCTACCGCTGGAGTGCAACGCTTAACAATCACAAGCAACGGCAATGCTACATTCAATGGCACTGTATTTGCACCTAACGTTTCGCTCTATCCAAACTCTAGCGCACCAAACGCAGATGCCGCAATCTTTCGGCCTCAAGATGGTCATTTAGGTTTCGTTGCAGCGGCTTCTGAACGTGGTCGATTTGCTGGTGGCACTTTTCTTGTCGGCAAGACTAGTTCAGGAACAACTACAGCGGGATTTGAAGCACAAAGCAGTGGATTAACCGCAATAGTTAGAGACAGCAACACGCCTCTTTATGTCGGACGTAATAGTAATGATGGTGACATTGTTGTGCTGCGTAAAGGTAGCACAACGGTTGCCTCAATCGGCGTTATGAACGGCAACAATCCTTATATTGCCAACGATGCCGACAACTCAGGTTTGCAGTTTGGCTCTGGCTCAATTACGCCATCCTTTGATGGAGCGGGCCAACACGCATCTGTCGATATGGGCAGTAGCAGCACAAGTTTCAAAAACTATTACGGCCTTCAATATATGGGTGCTGGAGGTCACACAGGTTATATGCAAATGACAGGGTCGCACGATGTTCGCTTTGTGACCAACGGCAGTGAGAGGGCTAGGTTTAGCACTGGCGCACTCAGAATTGGGCAAGCCTCAACTGACCATCCAGGTTCTGGCAACACCACCACTGGAATTGGGTTAAGAACAAACGGTGACGCTTTTTTCTCTGATGCAGATTCAGATGCAATCTATGGCAATCGAAATAATGCTGGTGGTGTAATTTCTATAGCATTGAGTGGAACTGCAAAAGGTGGAGTTGCTGTAGCAAGTGGCGGCGTAACTTTTAACACAACCTCTGACCGTAGATTAAAAGAAAATATAGAACCCCTAAAAGCCACCGATAAGTTAATGGAGATGAATCCAGTTTTATTCAACTGGAAAGCTGACCCAGACGGCCCTAAGAACATGGGCTTTATAGCGCAAGATATGCGGAACATCATGCCAGAGGCAGTCAGCACTGGCGATGATGACGAGGCTATGATGTCAATGGATTACGGACGCATCACACCAATCTTGGTGTCGGCGTTGCAGGATGCTCACAGGAAAATCGAACAACTTGAACAGCGCATAGCTGATATGGAGACTGGCAATGAGTAGCTTTGGACCTAACCATCATGCGGCTTCATCTTGGATTGACTTTGTTGGTAACCCTGTGTCCATATCGGACAGTTTTTCGTACTCGTCGGTCGCAGACAACGGAACAGGAAACTACACCCCAAATACAAGCATTTCTATGGCAAGCGCAAATTACTCTTGTGTTTTCGGTGGCAGCTTTTCTGGTGCTTCAGACCCTCGCTTTATGAACGCCTACCAAAATGCCGCAAGTTCACAAAGAGTGCGGACTGCTAACACGTCTTCAAGTTCCGCTTTAGATTGGCAACATATTCAATTAGCAAATCTTGGAGACTTAGCTTGATGCGCCTGATTGACCGTTTAGCAGATGCAAAACAACGGCTTGAGCCACATCGGACAGACTATGCTGTTGTGTATGAGGACGTTGATATGGACTGTTGTGCGGTTATGCACCCAGATCCCCACGCTATGGCGGCACTGATAGATGGCGGTGTGTTCCCACCAGTATGGGTCTATTGGGAATTGGCAAAAGACGAAGCCCAGCCTGATTTCAAACGGCACACCAGAGGCTACCTATTGCACGACACGCCCCGTGAAGGTCCGAAAACAGAAGAAGAAGCATTGTTGTTTTTGATTATGAAGGATGTGCCACAACATATCTGGCGCAACTACGAAACTAGCAACAGCGTGAAGATGAAAATCATTAGGCGTGAACAGCAGCCAAACAGAGAGTTCCGAAACTCTTGGAGAATAGCGGCATGACAACAATCATTGCAGACAAAGACGGCAACGAGATTGATGCCGCATCAGCCACAGTACCAAGCGACAGACATTTCCGTAACGCTTGGGCATTGGATGGCACGGTTATCACAGAAGATTTGGCAACAGCTAAAACAATCTTTGCCGACAAGATTAGAGAAGCCCGTAAGCCGCTGCTTGAGGCACTAGACGCTGACTATATGAAGGCACTTGAGACTAGCGCAGACACAGCCGCAATCGTGGCTGACAAACAAGCGTTGCGGGATGCGCCTACGGCTGGCAACAGCGCAACAACAATCACTGAACTTAAAGCAGCGTGGCCTTCATGCTGCGGCACAAGCCCATACAAGGAGTAGAAAATGGCAAATGCTTACGAGTGGACTTACCCACAATTAGAACGAGTAGCAAAAGAGGGTGACAATTCTGACGTTGTCAAAGTCATCCATTGGCGTGTAACAGCGACCTCCGACAGCGACAAAGATGCTGACGACAATTTCCTGACGGCCACAATGTACGGCACGACAGGCGTAGAGGTCGATGATGGTGCTGCGTTTACACCGTATAACGACATCACCAAAGACTGGTGCAAGACAAAAGTCTTGGAAGACATGGCCAAGACTGAGGCTGAAGTGAAGACAATGCTTGACGCGCAGATTACCGAAAAGGCAACCCCAACCATCCTGACAGGGACACCATCCGGCTGGTAAGCTAGGAGAATAACCGTGACCAGAGCAAGAGAC